TTGACAACTTGTCAGCTTCATCCCTTTTCACATTGACCATATCAGATTTGAAAATCTCATCAATATGTTGTTTACATGTAGGACAGTCTTCATTTTTTTCAAAGAAACCAACAAGTCTACTGTGCGCCCTATGTTTTTCTTTGAGTTGGGATTGAATGTCTTTTAGCTTGGTGAACTTCTCTTCAATCTTCGAGGCGTTAGATATCTTCTCATGCATACAATCAATATCATTCTGAAGGTCAGCAATCTTTCGTTTCTTCTTGAATATTTCCTCTTCATTACCGCCAATCAGAGTTGTTTTTTCTTCGATCAACTTTCTTCGATTATCTTGAATGTCTTTGATGTACCTCTTTTTTAACACAAGTTTTTCTTTTGTGATAGATTCCTTATACTCCAACTCTCTATAATCGGTTTCGATTGTTTTTAACTTCTGCTTGAGTATCATATTCATCAAGGAGAAAATCTGAATATCCAAAATCTCTTCAACGACTTCACGCCGATGTCTGGCTTTTAGTTGCATAAAAGGAATAAATGTAGATGAGCCAAGAATGACAACCTGTGTGAAACTACGATAGTTCAGTTTTAGGATTTGTTGCTCTAGGTATTTTTGGTAATCTCTCACATTGGCATCTTGATTGTACATCTTGCCACCAATATAAATCTCAAATACATTTGGCTTGATGCCACGAATAACTTTTATATCCTTACCACCAACGGTAAACTCAACCTCTACAAGACAATTAGATGCGTTGACAGAATTTAGAAGTTGTGGTTTATTGATATTGCGAAATGGTTTACCAAACAGACCAAAACATATTGCGTCAAGAACAGTTGACTTACCAGCGCCATTTTCTCCGATAATCAATGTCGTTGAGTTTCTATCTAGTTGTATTTCAGTGAAGTTATTACCAGTTGATAAAAAGTTCTTCCACCTAACATAATTAAAATGAATCAAATCTCTAAATCCTGTGCTTCAATATATAGTTCTCTTGTCGTATTCTTGAGTCTGTCTTTACTTAGGTCAATCGGTAGGTCATCAATATAGCGTTCAAGCAAGGTCATAGTGTCCTCGGTATTCTCAACAATATCATCAGAGACATTGCTTGCATCCAACTCTGAGAAATCTTCAATAATCTTGACCTCATGACAATCAGCCTGTAACAATCTATCAACAAATTTATCGAACTGATAAAGGTCTTTCTTATTGACCACAACCAATTTCACATATTTATTTTTGTACGCCGACATATCATGATTATCGTCAAAAATGGATACTGTATCATCATAGTAAATCTTAGAGTAGATAGTAAGAGGATTGACAATCCGTTCTAGTTCTCTCTTCTCTGTATCGAAAACATGAAACCCCTTCGGATCATTCCAATCATTCCAGTAGATTTCATATGGTGTGCCAAGATAGAATATTTGACCGTCATCTGATTTGTGGTGATAGTGACCACTCATCACCATATCAAATCTTTTAAATTCTTGTCTGTCCCAACCGTGGTCCATGACTAAACCTCTCTGCATCTCAAAACCATTCAACTCTAAATGGCCCATGCAGATTTGAGCATCAGATGTTTGTAACATCTTCATCGTGTGAGACATATTCTCAGTATTAATCCAAGGAACAAATAGAATTCTACATCCATCAAACTCAACTTCAGTTGATTTCTCATAAACCGTAATATTGTTGTGTCTGCCGTCCACGAGTTCCTGTAGTGAGTTCACCTCGTTGGTATTCTTGTAGAAGGTGTCATGGTTTCCAACAAGCATATGAAAGTTTATGCCTTCAAACTTATCAATAAACCGCTCACGGAAATCTTTCGCAATACGATAGGACACATATTTCCTTCTATCCATCACATCACCGAGATGAACAACATCGGTTATGTTGTGTTCCTTTAGATATGGGAAAAACTGGTTCTCATAAAACTCAAAAAAGTATTCGTTAAAGTTTTGATTGTCATTCCTAGCGCCGAAGTGAGTGTCGGTGATTAGAGCTACTTTCAATCTTTTTTCTCCATGAAGACTTCTAGTCCTTTTTTCTTACCAGAGTCTTCTTTTTTCTTGGGTTTATAAACATCTTCCTCTGGCAAGAATGCAGCTAAGTCAATCCCCTCAACATGATAAACGCTATTATCACCTTCCATAGTTGTGAAAGAAGTATAAGCCTCTCTCTCAATCATTTTATTCTTTACATGACTTTGCTTTTTCTCTTTTGCAATTCTTCTTAAAAATGCATAATAGATTATCTGAGTGAAGTATGCAAAAGGGTTTTTTGATTTTTCTGGATTGAAATTTTTTACATATTGTAGACAATTCTCAATACCGTCTGAAATCATTTCATCTCTGTAAGTATAGTTTATGAAATTTGGTCTATATGATAAATGAGTTGCGATTTTTAAAAAACACTCACCAATATAATTTGTAACAGGAGGAGACTGCTTTCCAGCATCTTCTGCGATAGCGCACTTCTCTCTCCACTCAATCATTGCTTGTAAAAAAACTTTGTTGTCTACATAATGAACACTTTTTTTCTTTGCCATTTAAATCTCCAATCACATAATAAATAATAAACAAATATATACATAATGTCAATACCCATTTATTTCTTTCATTGGAGTATTGACAAGTAGTGAAAAACCGTGTACTTTAAGTATGTGCCTGGGTCAATGAATAAGTTTAGAACCTGTTTCGGTTCCTTCTAATAGTTCATCATACATATCTTCATCATCTGGGTCATCGTCATCTGGAGATAGAATATCTTCATTCTCCCAATCCTCGTCTATTTTTCTAATCACATGCTCATAGTATCTAGCTAATCCAGTTGATGCATCGGCGATTAGTATGCAATGACTTTTATTAATCTCAAAATATCTTTGCTCAGAAAAATGTTGCAACCATGGCTTGAGATTTAAGATTTCATTAATCTGTCCATCTGATCTTAATTTAGGAATTACATCCATTTTTAGTGGATTCGACACTTCATAATTGTCTACTGTTTCACCACTTATTTCACAGATAATCATTTCATTGTTGGCAAACTTTAGAATCTTGTAATTTTCTAGATTCATTTTAATTTTATCCTATCTATTTTATAATCAAATTTTTGCTCACTATAGATATTTATGCGTTCTTTAAAATGTCTTAGGGTGAAATTGAGTTTAGAATCGATGGAGAGATCGTCGGAGATATCAAAGACTTTGAGACTTTGGCTTTTGTCTCCAAGGCGCAAGCCACGCCCAAGGGATTGGAGCACTCTGATTTTGCTTTTTGAGGGACTGGCGAACACGATGTTACTAATGTTCCTAATGTTAATACCAGTGCTAAAAGTGCCGTAACTGGCGACAATAATTGAATTTGTTTCATTTTCTACAATCTCTCTAATTTGTTCTCTAGTGTCTGTGTCCACTCCACCATACACAAAGAATACTTTTCTATCTTTGTATTTTTCTTCTATAATACTATATAGTGGTTTACCATGTTTCTCTACAAACTGAAATAAACAGAGGGTATTACCAGTGCAATGGCCCACAAGATTGCTGAGAAATATATTCCTTTCAACCTTAGTGACGATGTATTCCAGTTCTGATCCATAGTCGAACTCCTTTACTATTTGCCTATCCTCATCGGGATATTTTAAAACTATACAATTAATTTTTAAATTTGATAGCGTTTTATTATCAATCAATTCTTTTGTTGTGACAACATATTTTGCTTTACCAAACAATCCTTCTAATACTAATCTATTCGTTTGAGTTCCATCCAATGTCCCTGTCAACCCAAAACGATATTTGCAAGTGTCAAGTTTTGTCATAACACCTGTCAAAGACTTTGCTTTGAACAGATGAGCTTCATCTCCAAACACCGCACCAAATTGTCTAAAATATGGTCTTGGCATTCTATGAATAGATTGCCAAGTTGATATGACCACATCTTTTTCAACTTTTTTATCATGTCCTTGATATATTTTTTGACAGTATGTTCCAGAACTCCAACCATAATCCTCAAAGTCTTTGT